CAACATTGCCGCTAAGGTTCCACGATTCAACGCGTGCGACCTTTGAGCCGTTGACGTACAAAGCGCCATCAATGCCGGTGTACTGCTTGTTGGCCATGACGCTTCAAGCCTTGCTCAGAGTCTAAGGAATTGGGATGGACGCAACAAGATCAACGCTCACGCTGCCAACGCCTGGCGATGTCCACTGCACCGAAGGCGGCGAAGCATAGCGATAGGTGTAGGAAGCAGGCTGCAGATAGGTCGAGCTTGAAACGCCAGCCAATACCTCTGGGCTAAGGTTGAAATCTAGGTAGCCGCCTTGCACGGCAAGGTAGTGAGCAAAGATCAGGTTGTACTGAGCTTCTGTAAGGTTTTGAAAGCCCAAGCTCAACGACAAACCAATCTGATTGGCGCCAAGCAGCACACGGTTCTCAAGGCCGGAGTAGGTCTGGAAAGTGCTGAACGGCTGCGAACCTTGCGTGAAGGTGCGCGCTGAAGGTGCTAGCGCAGGAAAGTCAACGCCAGCAGCAGGCGGCACTGATGCGCTTGAGCTACTGTTTGGCGCACCATCAGCTTCAAGAACAGCGATCAATTCGAAGACGCCGCTTCCCACCTCTGCCGTTGGCATACCGCCAGGCAGTGTTGTCTCTGTAGCTGTGATTGTGAAATCAGCTGCCATGGCGATCAGGTAAGGTCAGGCTCAGAGGTGCCAAAATCAAAGATCAGGCTTGGCTGATTCATGTCTGCCTGAGAGCGTATCCAATAGCGACTATTGGCAAGCAGCAGAACTCCGTTAAGGTTGAAAGCCGATCCATATGCCGATCTGTTGCTGCTGGTTAAGGCTGCGGGCACGTGGTAGCGCACGTCTGACTGGTTGATAAAAAATGCCGGGCCATAGTCGAAAGAGTTCCAGTAATTCATGCCAAAATTTGTGAAAAATATTTCCGGCATTAGTGCCTGGTAGTTGTTGTTGTAGAACGGTTGTGGCAACATTTGATATTCACCAGAACCTGCCCCGACAGCTGTTGGCGCGTTGGTCTGCCACATTGCCCCGTCAGTATTCATAGGCCAAATGCAAGTGTTGGGGTTGTCAGCCGTGCCGTTCCATGTTCCAGCTTGGACAAAAGCAGCGGTATCGAACCCTGGGTGATACCACATCACCTTTTTGTTTCTTGTGACTAGAGTGGCATTCGCCACTTGATCGCTTGTCCAGAAACGCCAGTTAGCGCCATAAAACGAATAACTGGTGTCATTGTATTCAATACCTTTTAGGTTAGTTGTGTCGTTTGCCAAGTCCCCTGGTGATGCCGTATAAGTCGCGTCTTCGTAAATGCTGCAGGACGTTGAAGTCGTGGCGCTATTCCAGTTTGCCCAGAAGTAGCTTCGCCATGTGCCGCCTTGCAGGCTATCAGTTGCGCCATACGAAAAAACGCGTTTGAAGCTGCTGCCGTCTGGATGCGCTCCCGTAGTCCAGCCCTTGGATGGCAGGTAGGTATCAAACAGATATTCCATCGCGGTATTGTTCTCGGCGCGGTCGCCGGTCCAAGTCACGGAATTAGCTAGCGTCCAAGTCATTGATAGCGTTCAACCTTTTCCTACAGGTTACAGGGTGAGGTAATCAATAGTAAATCTTAATTAAAAGCTCCCCAGACACCAAGGAGGGGACGCCCAAAGAAGTTGGATACACATACGACCAGTCTGTTGGGAACGCATAATTTTGGATTCTTCTTAGACCCAAATCATAAAAAGCGCTGCCAGCGTTTGCCTGGCGGATTAGCACGCTTGTGCCAGCGGCATCCAAGGCTGTCAATGCGCTATTGACATTTTGCCCGTTCGAGTCGGTGCCATTGAAAACAGGCTGCACTCCGCCCACAAAAGCCACGACGCTCCACTCGCCAGCGGAAGGCGGCGGACTGGAAACAAAGGTAGCAAGCCTGAGCGAATGCTTAAGAGCTGATGCTGTAATTTTCACATACTCGCCGTCCGTGAAAATTGAGGATAAATTGTCAATTCCAAATCGAACCCAATTTGTTGACTGCTGAGCAGAAAGGACATCCGATCCAATTTCGCTAGCGCCGCTGGCATAAAGAAAACTTATAAAATCGTTAACTGCAACATTATTCAAAATTGACGACCTATCGACTCCGCTTGCATCGACTCGGTTGAGCGTTACATAATACAGGCCGGCCAGTTGCTCAATTTTGAACTGGCCACTTGCCAGTGCGTCTGCATTAACAGCAGATGGCGTATAGATCCAATAAAGCGTTGGATCAAGGGGCGGCTGAGGCCCTGGATCAACAAAAGACACGAACAACGGTTTTGTTGTGTCCAGAATTCCATAATTATCAGTGTTCTGATTGTCGTACTCTATGCTGGCAAAAGATTGGAAGTCGTTAATGATCTTGTATGTAAGCTCAAAGTAAGGGTTAGATTCTATTTGCTTGACCCAAATCGAGCCATTGCTTAATCCCACAAAAGTATTAAATTGAGCGCGCCTGCTGTTCCCTTCTGCGTCGATGTCTCTTAAGTACAAATATCTAGATGTCCCGGCAATGCTCCATTCGCCTTCAATTTGCGGATATGTTGACGGATCATTTGCTGCGTGCCACGTACCTGTATCGGCGAAAGAGGATGGCGGCGTAACGTTTTCGGGAGGGGATGTGTTTAAGATATTTTGCATATCAAGTGCTACCAGACTTCGGCCTAAATTGTCTACTGGGAAATGGACTGCTTCAATTCGATAGACTCCTTGTTGAGTTTCAAAAACACTTTCAATCTGACACAGTTGAACCACTTGCCTTTGCGATCCGCCTGACTCATAAGCCCAAGTGACTTGGATGATGTCTGTAGGCAAAAGAGTAGAAGATTGCGCTGTTGTCTCAAAACTCAAAGAGTATTTTGTGTTTTTGCGACTGGAAATTATGTATCTTCCAATGATTTCAGCATGTCTTGCATCAGTGCAAAACTCTTCCATGTCGTATTGCTCGAAAGGGCCTTCAATTGCAGACCCCTCGTACCTTACTTCTAGTGCTTGAGAAATAGGGAAAGAAGCGCTTGACTGAGATCGCCACGTCATAACAGCACAAAAAGGACGCAGCATTTCCGATGAAGTGTATTCTTTTCTATATGATCCTGCAACAATGTTTTCATTGCTAAAGCTTGCAACGGGACTGATTGGCTGCATATCAATTAAATAATTCCCCTCGAGTGGTAGCAATGGCTTTAGCAAATACCTTCCGCCAGACTGAACAAATTGCAAAAGATAAAAAGGCGCCAATTTAGAAAGGTAATCTCGCAAATTGGAGGAGTTTGCCAAGATTCCATTGAAAGTCAAAAAACACGCCGTGTTGAATCTCGCTGCATCTTCAAAGCTTGTTTTGTCAATCAAGGGCTCAATGGTTTTCCCGACTTGAGAAAGCAGATAATACGCAAGGTCCGGGAAAAGATTTGAGCTGCCTGTGCCGCCAAGTACCTTGTCAACAATCAAGCCATCTCTCACAAAACAACGGATCTGCTGATAAAGGCTTGAGTTGTCAATTCCTATTGCGTAGTCGCCTTTCACTGAAAGCGTCGTCAAGCCATTGAATGTTCCGCCAGAACCTGGAAACAGTGGAACATTTACCGAAACTGCAGGGAGTCCAGGTGTGTAATCCGAAGACGCTGGCTCATAAAGCCAATCTAAAGTTCGGTGTCTAAAAGCCACTTTTAACTCGCCGCCAGTTGCAGCTTCGTATTCCGCAACTTTGATGTAAACAATGACAGTGTTGCCTGGCGTGGGCAACGGTGTTCCTGTGGATGTTGTTAATTTGTAAGCACCAACTGGCGCAGGATCTGAAATCAAATGTGTTTGGACTGCAGCCCCATCAATTTCAAATCTAACTCCTGCCGATACAGGGACGCCAAGAGCGCTGGCGTCTTCAACACAAACCTCCAGATATGTGATATATCCAACCTGCGTGCCGACCAAATATCCGCGCTCTCCGGCTGCATTTAGTGGAATGGTAGAAGAACTCCAAGTCTCTAGCGTAGTAAAACGGTTGCTTTCGTAAGAAGGAGTGTATGGGTTTAAGAATACAATATCGTAATTGTTAGGGCGAACACTTGCGGCAGTGCTAAGAATATATTTCCCTGGCGTCCCCGTACCAGGCGTGGCGGAGCTTTCATATGTTAGTGTGTAATCAAAACCAGCATTGGCCAGCCCGCTGTAAGTAGTAACTGCCGATGAAGAAGGCAAGGATACGATTGATGTTGAACCTTGCTGAATATCATTTGCTGAAACAGCAGGCATTTGGCCATCGCCAAGAATAAGGCCAAACGAAAAACTGCTAATGTCAGACTCTTTGTATTGGACACCGATACGCGCAGCTGGCGGCGCGATCCACACGCCTCCTATGTTGTAATCGGAAATATATGAGCAGAATACTATTGGTATTGAGTTGCCTGTCTGGATTGGCCTTTGCCTGCTAGTGGCAACATCATTTGTTGACTGCAAAGATGCAAGCTCATCCTTGCGCAAGTTTGTCGTGATTGCAGATGATGCACTTTGTGGCAGAATGTAATTGTTCATAGCTGTGGCGGTTCTCCTGTTAAGGCGGTTGTAAATTTACGGGGCGGGGTTTGCGCTTTAACTGGGTCGAGAATGTTTCCAACCTCTACTGTAATTGCGCCATCAGCTTGTGTGGCGGAAATCATTTCACCAAGAAACCTAGCAAAGGTTGTCAGAGTCGCAGGCGGAACGCCGGTAGCAGTCGGCGTGAACTCTTTCAGCTCACAATCGTAGATGTAGCCATTGGCGGCGCTCACCTCAATGATCTGCTCAGTGGCTGCCTGAAGGCCAAACTCAAGCGAAAACGACTGTTGGCCGCCTGATGAGTTTGAGGTGATGGCACCAGCAGTGAAAGGCTTGAAAACGTGGCCATTCACTGTGATGCCAGGCCAATAGCTTTGATACCTAGCCACAACGGTATTGAAGTCGCTCTGCCTAATCGTCAGGAAAGCAGCAATGCCTTTGGTCATCGTGCAACCCCCATACGACGACGCAGCGAAGGCGTACTAGTGATCGTCTGAATGGTCTGGCTAACGGCGCTGCTCATCGCGCGGGTCATGTCGGCCTTGGTGACGTAATCAGTGCCATTCATCTGCATCACAGGGCCTGTGGTGAGATTAATCTGTGGCGCGGCCATATTTAGGACTGCATCACCGCGACGGCCTGCGCTGTAGTTTCGCATGGCTGCATCCATCTTGCTAGATGGGATGACATATTCGCTCTCTCCGCCTTCACCGATCAAGGCACGGGTTGGGCGTGTGACGTAACCGCCTTCTGCGAAGCCAGGCACGTTAAAGCCCCCCAATGCCGAATTGCGGTTTCTGACTGTTGCCGTAAGCTGACTGATTAACGCTTCGGAAATGCCAAGATCAGCCAACTGTTGCTGGGCCGATGAAACTTTGCGCCCGTAAATCTCTTCATTAATCTGCCTGGCAATCCTTTGATATTTTTCCTGCAGCTTATTAAACTCGCCCTGAAGATTGATCCCTTTTTTGGTGTATTCGTTAAAATCTGCTGCATATGCTGCGCTAAACAAAACGTTGTTTGCCGCTTCGCCAAACTGCGTTTTAAGCAGACCGGCAAGGTTGCCAGCCCTGTTGGTTGACTCGGCCAACCGATCCATCTGATCAGCAGTGCCAGAGGTATTCTTCTCTGCGCTTGCCATGTTTGCGGCAAACTCTGCAGCCTCGACCTTTGCCTGGAAGGTTGCCTCGGCAACTGTGTTTTGATAGCGACCAACCTCAATGGTTGTTTCTAGTTGGCGCTGAGCAAGCAGCCGAGTCTGCACTGCAATGTCATAGGCCTTGGCCAGCTCTGCCGTATAACGCTTTTCTGCTATCGCGAGTTGGACCGCAAGCTCGACCTGTTTTTCTTTGAGAATGGCCGCCTGTGTTTCAATGCGCTGCTTTTCTGTGTTTGCAGCTATTTGCTCCCTTGCTGCCTGAAGCTCAATTTGCGCTTGCGCAACAGTCAGGTTGTAGATTTGCTGAGCTAGTGACTTGCGCTCTTCCTGGGTCTTGGCTCCATCAAGTTGCCGGTTTAGCTGCTGCAGAAGAACATCGTTCACCGCGGTTTCGGCTGCTGCTCTTGCCTGAGTAACTGACAGCTGCTGATCGACAATAGATAACCTGTTTTTTTCTGCTCTGTCAATAAACTCTGTGACTTCACGCAACTGCTTGAGAGCTTCTGACTCTTGACGGCGCTGTTCTGCAATCTCTGCCACCGTGTTTGCTGTTCTTGCCGTAAGCAGCGCAATGGCTTCCTGCTGCTGAGCTTGTTCTTCAGTGAGCTTGCCAGTCTGCTGCTGCAGGCTAATCTCAGCAATCTTTTGCTTCGCAATTTCGTCGTTCAGTTGAATTTGCAATTCATACGCAGTAGCGCCTTCCTCCCTGGCTTGAGCAATCTGAATCTCTGACTGAAGCAACGCCTGGCTGTACTTGCTTTGCTCAACCGCAGCCTCAGTTGACTTTTGAAGCTCTAGCGCAACCTGCGCCTCAGCCTCAGAGCGCAGCCTGGCCTCATTAGCCAGATCGGCCGCGGCCTGTTTCTGTGCATCAAGATCTGTTCGACCTGCGTCCAGCTCCTTGTTGTACTGCGCAACCGTATCCTTCGTAAATCCAAACTTGTCAGCAAGGAAGCCAGCCGATTTAACCGCTACGTCAATTGCTGCTGCCAGCGGCGAAGCCTTGATAAACTCCACCAACCGCTGAAATGCACGCGCCGCGGCACCGATCACTTCAGCCGTAACCTCGAAGCCACGGATCAGCGTGTTCTCAATGACGTTTTTGATAACCCCAAAATCAATGCCCTCGAACACGTCTCTCAACGTGTCATAAACAGGCTTCAGCGCCTCAACAAACTTCGGGAAAATATTGTCTGATATAAACTGCCAAAACTGGCCAAACGATTGAACGATCGCAGAGAACCCTTCAACCGCAGCAGCCGCGCCATCAATCAGCGGACCAGCCAACGGCTCCAATGCCTTGCCGATCGACTCAAACAGATCGTTGAAGTTCTCGGCTAGCAGGTCGACCTTTCCCGCTAATCCTTCGCTGCCTGCCGCGATAGCAGCACCGCCATATTGCTTCTCAATCTCGCTCAGGATCAAGTTCTGAGCTTCAAGCTGGTTGCCGCTCTCAACCAACGATTTGATCAGCGTTTTCTGCTGTTCGTTGAACTGGATGCCAGAACGGCTAAGCGCTGTTAGGCCAATTGTCGGTTCCTGCAATGCCTTCGCCAGCTGCGTGGTGGCAGACGTGACATCAGTTCCCATCACCTGCGCGACATCACCAGCCACGCCAATCACCCGCTCATATTCGCTCACCGCAATGCTGGTAAAGCTTGTGAGGATGCTGGCCGACTGGATGTAGTCTTCTTGCGTGAACAGCGTAAGGTTGCCAAACTCGTTGGCCTTAGCGATCACATCGTCAATAGCCTGCGATCCTGCAACGCCAAACTTTTGCAAGCCTTTTTCAAGCACCAGCAAATCGGCTTGGCGTTCACCGGCCTTGGTGAATGACTTGCCGAGCAGTGAAATGGCGCCAGTAATAGTGACGATTGGTCCTAGTGCAGCCGTGATCGCAGCTCCCAACGTGGCAACACCGCCTGATGCGGTTGCAGCGCTTGTGCCGAATGCGCGGATGCTATTGGCGGCCTTTGGAACTGCGCCCTGAGCATTCTTGGCCGCCTTGTCAACGGCGTTGA